TACCTGTCTCTTTAAGAATATATAATCACCAGGTTTATTAGGATCTTTATCTGGAAACTTTTCTAATACACTTTTTGGTATTCCACTAGATCCTTTTTTCTTAGCCATATCATCGTCTTTTGCGAAAGGAGAATTTTTGTTCCACCAGTTCTTAATTCCATCTCCTCTTCTTTGAAACCAATTTTTTCCTTGTTCATCTTTTTTGAATGGATTGATTTTGTTTATTAAATTACCAGTGCGGTCTTTAATATTACTAAGTGTATTAGTAAGAGATTGTTTAAAATTACTAAATCTCTCTTTGATACCATCAAACATCCCTTTAAATCCATCAATTAAATTAGATAATCCACCACCAATATTTGAAAATAAACCACCACGTTCTGCATCTCCTATACCAGAGAAAACACCCTGTCCCAGTATTTTTGCATAATCATTTTTCTTCTTCTTTAAAGCTTCTACAAAACCAAGACCAGCATCTACATGTCTAGAATCATCATCTTTTTCAACTCGTACTCTCTCTTTATTTTTTTCATTCATTGAGAACATTCTTCCACCAACATTAAATGGAATATTTGTTCCTTTAGGAATTATACTACCATAGTCTCTCATAGGAGTCATTCCCATGTCTCTTGCAAGTAAGAATCCATCAATACCAAAACCTAATCCTGTACCAAGACCTGGTATCATACCTAACATACCAGAACTAAATTCTAAACCAGCACCTAAGAAATCACCTTTTCTTAAACGATCAATCGCAAATGCTGTTCCTAACACTGCACCAAGAAGTGGTATTTTTTTCAAAGCACTTTTACCACCAGCTTTTCCTAATGCTTTACCAACCATTGAGTTTTTAGCAGCAGTTTTAGCACCTTTAATGAATACATTATCCGCTATTTCTGAACCAAATGCTCTTCTTATTCCTGCAATTGCATCAGGTGCTTTTTCTCCCATTTCAAGTCTTCTTGCAAAATCTGTTAAAACAACAGCTTCCTCTAAATTCTTAAATTTGACATTTGGATAATACTTTTTAATTGCTTCAGCAATGCCCATTTCTGAGAATCCTGCAGATCTCATTGTAAGTGGTCTTAAATTCCTGAGAGTTTTTGCATTTTTTATTCTTTTAGTATACCTAGCAAAATTTTCTTTACCAGGCGATAGTCCTAATTCTTTAAAAATTTCAACTTGTTTTCTACTATACATTTTTCTGCCTCTTTTGTCTCTCAAGGCATTGAATATATCAGCATCAATTTGAGAATCTATGCTGGTTCCAGATTTAAGTCCTCTTACTCTAGCTGCAGCGTCCATCATTTCATCTGCAAGTTCACCTTTTCCAGCAGCTTGCATACTCATCATAAAATCTAATTGTTTTACACCAGCTTGAGTTGCTGATACTCCTGCTGCAGTTCTAGCAACCGCCTCTGCTGTATCTACTGCTTCATCTCCTCCAGAAAGTAATTTTGACCACATACTTCCAGTTGATGGATCACCAATTAATTTTGCTACGTTTTGACTAACTTTAGCAGGATTTAAACCCTGTTCTACATAAGAAGCAGCTTTTAATACATCACCACCATAAATTCCAGTTTTAGCACCAGTTAATCCTGATCTCGCAAGTCCAGTAAGTCTACCAGCTGTTTTGGATCTTGAAAATGATGCAAGACCCATCGTTCCTAGAGATGAGATAGCTGAAAGTCCACCGCCACCTCCACCAGCACCAGCTCTACCACCGCCTGGTGTAACATTGATCATTCCACGACCACCACCAGCACCACCAAATGATGCTCCTCCTATACGACCACGACCACTAAATCTACCACCTTCAAGACTTTTTTCTTCTCTCGCTAATGATGCTCTCCCTTGAGCCTGTTTCTGCTGACTTTGAAACATTGCAAAAAGGTAACCATTAAACATGGTTGCCTTCGCCATATCAGCTTGGTTTTGAGATAATTTGTTTAATACTGTCCCTTGTCTTTGTATTGCTCCCGCAACGTCTGTCAATCCTTCTTGTACACCACGAAGTCCAGTAACAAGTGCGTTTGATAGAGGTGCAACATCAGTTATAGTCTGATTAGTTACATTATAATCAAATCCACCACGAAATCTTTCTTTATAATTTGCAGCAGGGTTGGTTCCAGCACCACCCATGCCCATTCTGCCCCTAGTTCTGGCAATTCTATCTCCGCCAAATCTTGAACCAAGGGCTCTCCCAAAAAAATATCCTTTACCTATCCCTGCTTCTTCTAATGATGTTCCTCCTGCCTCTGCTTGTCCTGCTGCATAGGCACGTTCCTCTGATGCCATATTGGAAGCTTGTTTCAAGCGATTTCCAATTGACTTAGCAATCATACTGGTGTAATCTTTGTTACCCCTAGTATCTGTATATCCAACTGTTCCTGCTGCCATTACTGTTGTTGTTTTTGTTCTTGTTTAAGTTGTTCCATATACTGTTGTAAGAGAGATATGTATACTTGTCTCTCAAATGGCATCATATTTTCAATCTCTGTCAAAGAGTATTTATGATGTTGCATCAAAGCAAAGTTAGTTTTGTAGTATCCCTCTAGCGTGTTATGAAAGAGGGCTATCCGAAAAAACTCTGCAATCCAGATAATGTATAATCAGACTCTACGTCAGTATTTGGGTTTTTAATCTTAAACTTATGTTCTAGTCTAGGAGATGTCTCGAAGAATCCTTGTAGTTTTTCTAATTGTTGAGTTGTCAAACTCTCTACAAATTGAACAAATTCTTTTGGAGTAGTGGTAGATTCATCATATACCTCTTCTCCTTGGAATATTTGATCTATACTTTCAGCGATAATCTCTATAACTGTATCCTCATTTACATCTTTTTGTGCAAATTGACTTTCCACAAATCTATTGAATGATGGATACTTCATTATAACACCAAGATCATCATTTAGCATAATTTTGTTAGTATGTCCTTCTGGAAAAGAAACTTGTACATCAGTAAGGTTAAGTTGATATTTAACTTGTGTTTTTTCGTCATCTTGGCATGTGACTTGTATATCAACAACTTCTCCAACAGATACAGCACGAATATTTAAGAAAATGTATTCTAAATCAAAAGTTGCGAGGTTTTCAAGTTTTATCCTTGATATAACGCATCCTTTTAATAAATTAAGAACTGCTTCTCTGATATTTCCATCATTATCACTTTCAAGTGCTAGAAGTAACACTTTTTCCTCTTTTACTAAAAAAGGACGAAATTTAATTTTTTTCTTATTTGACGGGATTTCCAACTCATGTGTTGGTAAATCGACGGTTGGCAATGCCATAATATTTACTCCAAGGTCATATTTATATTTAGCGACTTTTTCAGACAAAAAATAGCGGGAAATTTTTTCCCGCTTTTATGGAATTGAAAAGTCAATTTTGACTAGTCAAATCTGTTGTATCCATTCATCAATGCGATGGGAGAGTCACCAGGATTAAGGAATGGGAATCTAAACATGTTATTGACGTCACTGTCAACGACATAATGTTTTGTGTAATAGAACTGTGCTGTAACTTTTGTTATCTGTCCTGGTCCGAACTGTAGTGGCACTGCATCAATAGCGTATGGCCAAGCATTTTCTAAGATAAATGTTCCAGAAGTTCTTTGACCAAAATTAAGTGCAGGTCCCAACTCTGTTTTAGACACATATATTGTTTTACAGTATTGTGACGGATAATTTAGAGTAACAGTTCTATTTTTTGCTCTGTTTGATTGAGCGTATGAATCCTCTAGACTATTTCCTGTTGATGACTCCACTGTACCATATTCATTGCCATCTGCATCTCTTTCTTGAAAAATCTGTCCGTACCAATCATACAAATACTTTAGAGGTGTCATATTAGCATCCATCTGAAATCCTAACTGAAATTCAGTAAATATTCTGGTATGTGGGTAATTTATCTCACCTTCACCTGTATATCTACCTTTCAGTGTTCCAGTTGCTGCTTGTGTGTTTGGTAACTGTGCTTCGTCGCATAAAAATTCAAATATATTACGACTCATAGAAGGATTTCTAAAATCTTCCATTGAATCTCCAATTTTCACCACGAAGTTATTGCTCATCGACATTCCGCCGTTGGCATTCATTACTCCTAAAAATCTATCTATTGACACGCTAAATACCTATGTTGGTACAATTATATTTATGGCGTATTCTGGGATTTATAAACCTATCAATCCCAAAAAGTATCGTGGCAACCCAACTAGAGTTATCTACAGGTCACTTTGGGAACGGAAATTCATGGTGTTCTGTGATAATAACCCCTCAATTTTAGAGTGGGGGTCAGAAGAGGTTATCATACCATACAGAGCACCTGATGGTAAAGTGAGACGTTATTTTCCTGATTTCTACATAAAAGTCCGTGAAAAGACTGGAAAAATAACTAAGTATATTATAGAGGTTAAACCTAAAAAACAAACACAACCACCGAATGAGAAAAATAAAAAAACTGCTGCCTACCGTAATGCTGCATTAACTTACGCCAAGAACCAAACTAAATGGTCTGCTGCTCGTGAGTATTGTGAAGACAGGCAGATGAACTTCTTAATACTAACCGAGGATCATTTAGGAGTATGAAAAAATGGCACAAGGATTCGCTGCTATCCAGCGTAACACAATCTCCTCCAAGTCTGGATATAAAACACTGTTTGAAAAAATAACAGAAAAAACAAAGGGGGAAAAGAAAACATTTTCATGGTATCGCTCTGCTGTAAAGTCAGAAGCGAGTAGTTACAATAAAAATTTTAAAAAATATATTTTAAATGAAAAAAGTGATGATGTAGGTGCTGTACAGGATCAAGACGAAAATGAACTTCGTAGATTTCCTGTACAGGGTCATCTTTACATGTTTGAATACAAAGCAAAGATGAACTACTTAAAGTATTATGATAAGTTTCCTTTAGTATATGTCGTACAAGCAACTAAAAAAGGAGAGTTTTGGGGTGCAAACCTACATTACATGACGCCAAAAAGAAGAATTATGGCGACAAAAAAGTTAATGGAGGGTAGAATTGACATTCCTAAGGTTTGCTTCCATAAATACTTGCAGTCTCAAGTAGA